GGTGGTACAGCCGTATCAAACACATCTGGCTCTATCACTTCACAGGTAAGTGCAAACACTACTGCTGGCTTTAGCGTGGTGACTTATACGGGTACAGGTTCTACTGCAACTGTTGGACATGGGCTTACTGTTGCACCACAGATGATTATTGTAAAACGCAGAAATGCGGCTGGTGATGATTGGCCTGTGTACCATGTTGGATTAACAAGTGCGGCATATCGTATTTATTTAGATACAACAGGCGCACAAGTTAATGACCCAACAGGGTTTATGAACAGCACAGCACCAACCTCATCAGTATTTACTGTTGGTTCTAATGGAAGTATCAATGGAAGCGGTGGAACCTATGTAGCCTACTGCTTTGCCCCAGTAGCAGGGTATTCAGCCTTTGGTTCGTACACGGGTAACGGGTCTACTGACGGTCCTTTTGTGTACACAGGCTTTAGACCAAGATTTATTATGATTAAAGGTTCATCGTTTGCGTCAAATTGGTTCATTGAAGATAGTTCAAGAAACGGATATAACGTAAATAGTGGAGTTGCTTTGCGGCCTAATTTGTCTAGCGCAGAAGACGGAACAACTACTTATGACTTAGATATTCTTTCTAATGGTTTTAAGTTACGCTCATCTGCCGCAGACTCAAACACAAGCGGTGCAACATTTATATGGGCGGCCTTCGGAGAAAATCCATTCAAATACGCTAATGCCCGATAGGTAATACTAAATGATTACACAAGAACTATTGCAATCAATGTTTGAATACCATGAAGATGGGTATTTCATTCGCAAAAAGACCACATCTAGGCTTGGTAAGGCGGGTGACATTGCTGGTATGTTAGACAAAAAAATTGGATACATAAGAGTTGGTCTTTCTGGAAAAAACCATTTAATACATCGTTTGATATTTATGATGCATCATGGTTATATGCCAGACGAAGTAGACCATGTGAACGGCAACAAATTGGACAATAGGATTGAAAATTTAAGAGCGGCTACAAAAAGCGAGAATCTTAGAAATAGACCTATTAACTTGAACAACACTTCTGGTTGTAAAAATGTATCGTGGAATAAAAACCATGAAAAATGGAGCGTTACATTAAGTTACAACGGGAAAAAAAATCACATAGGTTATTTTGAAGACCTAGAATTTGCAGACTTGGTTGCCCAAGAAGCAAGAAATAAATATCACAAACAATTTGCCTATCAAGGAGTTTAGTATGGCGCACTTTGCGAAAATCGAAAATGGGTTAGTGGTGCAGGTAGTTGTTGCTGAAGAAGACTTCATTCAAACAGGCGCTTTAGGCGACCCTGCTGGATGGATTCAAACTTCTTACAACACTCACGGTGGACAACACGCCAATGGTGGTACACCTTTGCGTAAGAACTACGCTGGTATTGGTTACACCTATGACAGTGAGAGGGATGCTTTCATTCCTCCACAGCCATATCCATCATGGACGCTAAATGATGACACTTGCCTGTGGGATTGCCCTGTTGCTATGCCTACAGAAGGTGGTCCTTTTACTTGGAATGAAGCCAATCAAACTTGGGATGCTGTTGCATGAGTGATTCCTATACCCCCCTTCGTACACCTTTCACACAGATGAGCTTCACGCCAGATGTGCCAAGCATTGCTTTGTCTTCTAATGAATACAACTCAGGGCTTAATGTTGAGTGCGATGTCAGGGGTATACGCAAGGTTGCTGGTGAACAGGAAATCCTAGGCGCTATTACAGGCAATGTGATTTTCCTTGATGGCGGTTTCCGTGGAACAGATTGGACTTACATAGCAGCCACACGCGAAGGTAAGTGGTACAAGATTACTTCTGCTGGCGTGTCCAACATCACCCCCGGTGTTGGAGCTAACCCATCTGTAGCTTTGTCTGGTTATACGGATGACACCAATATCACCACCTCTTGGGTTGGTAGTGTTTTCTTTATCAATGACAGCCTACGCCCACCAATGTATTTCTTGCAGTCAGCAACAGAGATATACATTTATGACTCTGCTCCTGATTACTATGTTTGGAACTATGAAGCTACTCTTGGAGTAACCGCAGTAACTGCTGCTTTTGTACGCAACTACTCTTCTCCAAACGTAGGAAACATCTTGGTGGCTGGTAACCTGACTAAGACCAATGGTGGCATCACTACCAACTATCCAACCACTATCCGCTGGTCACAGGCTTTTGCCAATACTGGCGTTCCTGCTACTTGGTCGCCTACCCTGAATAACGTAGCCAACGAGCAAGAGATTCCTGTTCGTGGTCCGATCATTGATGGCTTTTTCCTAGGTGCTAATTTCTACATTTGTAGTTACTGGGATACGGTTGTTCTTTCTCCTATTGCCTATCAAAACTCTACAGCGCCAGTATTTGGTGTTCGTTTGTTTAACCAAGGTCGTGGCTTGATCCACAACAACTGCTGGTGCAATACAGACTCTGAGGTCTATGGCATTGATAGCCGTGACATTTGGGTGTTTGATGGTTCTGAATTTAAACCATTAGGCAACCAAAAAGTTAAGAATTATTTCTTTTCCAACCTAAACCAAACCTATGCTGATCGCATGTTTGTGGTCAACAACACTCAAAAGAATCAAGTTGAGATTTACTATCCTGACCTGACTTCTACAGGCTGGTGTAACAAAATGCTATCTTGGCGTTATGACCTAAAGTTATGGAATGCTCCAAGGGATGTGGCTAATGCTTGTATGGCAACAGAGGCTCCTGTTTACAACGGAACTTCTTTTAACTTTGCTTCTCGTACTGTGGCATATGCTAGAGGCAATGTAAGTGGATCAAAAATGAGACAGACCAACATAACCAATGGATTTGCTGGATCTGCTATTCCTGCATTGTTTGAACGTACCAATGCCACTCTACAGACTGGTGAAGGCCCTGTTCCTTACTCAGCCAAGGTATACGTACACCGCATACTGCCAGAGGTTATAGGAACTGGAACAATAAACATTACTGTTGGCGGTGCTAATTCTGCTGCTCAAACTCCTACCTATGGTCAAAAAGCCACAGTTAGTGTAGTTACAGACAATCCTTGGGTAACCACTCAGCAAAACACTGTCAGGACTATGGCGGTCAAGATTGAGTCAAACGATGCGACAGATACATGGAATGTCCCTGCTCTTAATTGGCAAGCCACCATTACTGAGGATGCATATTAATGCCATTCTTTCTTGACGGTAACCCAACCCAATCTGAAGTCTCAGAGGCGGTTAACTATCTTCTGAGTAACTTTACACAGAACGTAAACGCAGACCCTGCTACAGGTCAAGTAAGCGGTCCTACAGGCGCTGTCACTGGTTACCTATATAAATACATATACGTTAAATACGCTGACAGCTTTGATGGTACTGTTAACTTCAGTAACTCACCTACTGGAAGACTGTATTACGGTATCAGAAACAATGACTCTAGTACTGAGTCTACTAATCCTGCCGATTACTTATGGTCGCTAGTAGCAGGTGGCTTTGGAACGACAAAGTATCTTTATTACATAACTACTGGTGGCAGACAAATTCAGTTCGCTGTGGCTACATCTACGCCTAATGCTGGATGGATTGTTGATCCTGCAACCGCTATTGATTTAGATGTAATTAGTGGTGCTAATGGTCCTGCTAACTTTGTAGTGATCCGTATAACTAACAGTTCTACTGCACCAACAGATGCTGAATGTATTGCTGCCATAGGAAGAACTCCTATTGCTAACGACATGTGTACTGTTAACTACAACAGTGGCATATCTTCTATAGTTTACAAGTACACAACAGGTTGGGCAGTATTCCAGCGATACATTACTGGCGACTTGATTGTTGCTGCGACTATTGTGGCTTCTAATCTCAATGTTGTACAACTATCTGCTATCACCGCTGATCTTGGAAGCATTACTGCTGGTGACATAACAGTAGGAAGTTCTCCAGCTATTAGCGGAACCACAATGACTGGTTCTGGTACACATCTTTATTCAAACGGTAGATTTGTTCTTGGCAACTCAACAACAAACATTTCTTTTGACAACACCAATTTATCAATAAATGGTTCATTGATTGGTACAGCAAATGTTGTTGCTAATGCCATTACTGTATCGGCTGGCGCTACTAACTCTGGAAGCGGAGCAAACATAACTATTTCATTGACTGCTGGAGATAAAGTATTTGTAAATGGATATAGCAGTACAAGCTATCCAACATCTACTACTACGCTTGCTTCAAGAACTACGACGTTATCCGTTTCAGGTGCAGCGTCTGGAACATTAACATCACAAGGCATCAATTTTGGATTAGATGCAACATTGACTGTTTTGTACTGTGGAGCAACTCCAGTAAGTTCAGTTTATACAGCACCATCTACAGGTTCATATACATTTACAGTTACTTATAACCAAGGTGCTGGTTCTACTGCTGTTCAAGCAATTGGATTAAAACGATGAACTTTACTATTTACAACACAACAACAGGACAAATTATCCAATCTGGATTTTGTCTTGATATATCTATACAAATCATTCCTGATGGATGTGATTTGCTAGAAATAGAAAGTGATCCTTTAAGCCAATACATTTATAACGGTCAATTAATTAATATACCTGCTAGACCAAGTCTTGAGCATGAATTTGATTATTCAAGTAAATCTTGGGTGCTAAACATTAATTCTTTAAAAGAATTTATTGCAAACAAAAGAAATAACTTGCTATATAAATCTGATTGGACGCAACTTCCAAATGGTCCTTTAAGTGAACAACAACAAAGCCAATGGGCTACTTATCGTCAAGCATTAAGAGACATAACAACCCAATCGGGTTATCCAGCAAACATAACTTGGCCTACTAAGCCAATGGAGTAAATATGGGTTATTCAGCACAAGTACAACAAAGCCCAAGTCAAACTTCTGGCAAAGCAGGTAATCAACAACAGTTGAATGATGCTACTAGAAAAATGGTTGGCAACATTACAAGTGGCCTCCAAATTCAGGGAATGAATGGCGCTGTAACTAACTCGGCTACCTCTGGACAACCCCAAATGGGACAGCCAAAC